CTACAATGGTACTAATTTATCTTTGGCTAAAGTAGCCAGATTTTTTAATGTAAGTACCGAAACAGTTTATCGAGCAAATGGAAAAATAAAGGAGATGATTGAATGATTGACACAGACAAATACAAAAAGAAATACGAAGATGCGAAGAAAGAAGTCGAACGATTGCGTGATGTGTTAGAGGCTAACCTATTGGTTGAATGTGATGGGTGTAAGAATTGGCTTATTGAAGAACAGATAATGCAACACCCTCATCATACCCAATGGGGTTGGGTTTGTTATATGTGTTCCCGACTAAGAGAGAGTGATGAATGAAATGAGAAACCGCATAGAAACTATACTAAAAGGAGATGATTGAATGAAGAAAATAATGATAATTGGAGCAGGTGGAATTGGTAGTTTTCTAATCCCACTATTGGATATGGTAGGTAAGGGTAGATATAACATAACTGTTTATGACCCCGATACAGTAGAGGTTAAAAATCTTACATATCAAAACTTTGACCAAGTAGAAGTCGGAAAGAATAAAGCAGAAATGATGGGTGAAAGATATAAAACTGTAACTGCTGAACCTTACAAGGTTTTATCAGGTCAACAATTAGAAGGCTATGATTTAGTTGTATGTTGTGCAGATAATTTAGACATTCGTAGAACTATGTATACTTCAGAAATAGATTGGTTAGACTTGAGAGCGCAGGGTAGAAATGGTTTGCTTATTTCAAGTGATGAAAATTCTAAAATGTATCCAACTTTAACTAGTGGACCTGAAGGAAACTTTTCTTGTCAAGGAGACCATTGGGATAAAAGTACAAACGGGGTTCACTTTACTCATGTAGCCGTAGCAGGTTATGGAGCAGAATGGATTCAAAGACATTTCAATGATGAAGAAACACACAAGCATATTCATGTGAGGGCTTAAAATGGGTTGGTTAAGAAATAGAGCAGTTAAAAGATATGTTAAAAGAATTGACAAATCTTTAAACAAACCAATAAAAATTAAAAGAAAAAAGGTGTTTAGTTCAACGTCTTTTAGAGAAGGAACCGATGATGATTGCGGTGGAGATAATTAAGGAGGAATAAATATGGAAGAAGATAATACAGGAAGAACTAAAGTAGATGGAATGAAATGTGGATTTTGTAGTCAAATAGGACACACCGCTAGAACTTGCGAAGCAAAGAAAGTTGATACTATTAAATCCGATAGAAAGGCTAGGAGAAAACAAGCGAAGAAATTCTATTATAATGAATCAAAGACTCTATCTAATTTAATGAGTAAATTAACAGAAGAAGGAAAGTCAGCATTGTTAAATAATGGTTATATGCGTAGCGCACATTTCTTAGTGCAAACTAAACCAGAAACTGCAATTCAAGAACTATTAGTAGAGCCTCTATTTAAAGAATTAGAAACAAGAGGAAAATCGGAAAAGTGTAAAATAGATTATAGTCGTGAACCTCATTTTAAAACAGTTGATAATAAGAATAAATATTTAGATTATTTATTGACTGTATCTTTCAAAGGACACAAGACACCTATTAAGTGGCTGATTGAAGCAGAACCCCCTAATCAAACCCATAAGGGAATGGAACAAGTAGAGGACTTTTTAGCAGAAGTGCCTAATGTTAATGAGTATAGGTTCATTGTTACAGATGGCTACCATTATCATTTTTGTAAACCTACAACTGATAGTGCGCTAGAATGGGAAAGTTTAACTCTTGATGATAGTTCTTTCCTACTGGACAGTTCTGTAACTGCTAAAATGCTAGATTTGAATATGTTGGATAAACTAAAGTATTTAGTTGCCTGTGGTGTAGGAATAACTGCATTAGTATTATGGAGAATCTTTTTAGTTTAAGGAGGAATAAATATGAGAGTAGAAAAAATAAACAATAGTAAAAGCCCGGAAGATTCGTATGCAGATGCATACTTAGATAACTTTGAAGGAATGAAAGATGAATATGTGTATGATATTTATTATGATGATGAAATGGATTGCGTGGTTGCTGAAATCTGGAATGAAGAAGATGAAGCCGAAGCAGATTTTTTATTAGAAGCATCAGGAATAGAAAGTGCCTACATTCAAACACAATTAGTTGAACCGATGTCTGGTGATTTAAATTCGTTTTTCAAAGGAAATGAAATGAAATATGCTGAAGGTACTAATTTAAATGAAAGGTATTGTGATATTGCACCTGAAGTATGGCAAAAAGAAATCCGTGAAGTTTGGAAGAGTTTACTGTTTAGAGGCGAAGATAACCCAAGAAATCCCCGATTTCTGGAAGCAATTTGGCATGCATCTACCGTAATCCTACCAAAACTAGAAGTTTCTATTATTGTAGATAGAGATGGAAAATTGTTTATGAATCGTGGTTCGCCCGGATTTGTAGATTACAAAGGTGTAAATTTGAAAGGTATGAAAATCCCACTACAAAGTTGGATTCATACTCATCCATTTGGTATGGCATTTTGGTCTGGTACAGATAGAAATACATTAAGGAATTGGAAGTTTATGCTTGAAGAAGCAACAGTATTAGGTAATGGAGAAAGATTAACATGGGTAAAAGACAAATCAGGAAAAGAATCAATGATAAAGACAGTGGAGAAGGAGGAAGGGTTCGAGTTATAAGGTTCCCTACTTTTTGTTCAAGAGAAATAGTTTGTCCTATTTGTGAAGGTAGTGGTTGTAAAATATGTAATAAAACCGGCTACTACGAAATAACACAAGAAGTTTGGGCTAATGTTCAACACCCACATATTATCCAATACATACACGATAACTTTAGTACCGTGAGTAGAGAATATAATAAACTGTATGGTAGTAAACTAAAACTATCTACTAATGGTATTTATAAGATCAATAAAGTTAAGTGGGAAATATTAGAAATAGACTCATTATCAGGTACAATGTGGGTTTGTATTTGTCAAGAACATAACGAAGTAAAACATTTTTATGGTGAAAAGGAGATGAAAAAATGGTTAGTATCAGGAAAGTAAGAGAAGAATTTAAATTATGTCAAAAGCAAATACAAGACTTGGCTACTGTTGAAATTCAGCGCAGGGCTGACGCATTGTTAGACAAACTAATTACATTGTCTATTTACAATGCAAACAAGCGTGGACAGAATAGTAGAGTAAGTGTTGATGATGTGCGACTTGCCTATATGGAAATTATAGACATAAAAGAAGTTAGTAAACAAGTAATAAGTGAAGAAGACGATGAAGATTTTGGTGATTGGAATGAGTGAAGAATGGAAATGGATAGAAAATACTGATGTTAGTATGGAAAACTCTTTTGGTACAGTTAAAAGAACACATACCGAAATAGAGTTTATCCTTAGACTAAAACAAAATGAATACGGGGTATACACAGGAGGTTCTTTTGAAGTTTATGATATTCAAAGTGCTGGTGACGAATACTATGGTGAAGGTGGGCTTTGGTTTCAAGATAATATACTTGTAGACTACGATGGTGTACATTCTTTAATGCCCCAAATAGTTAAAAAACTAAAAGAATTAGGATTAGGAATAGGTGATGAAGAATGAATGAAGTAATTGAAGAATTAAAAATAGCAATTGAAATAGCAGAAAAAGCCAGACATAATAAAATGATTTTCCAATTGGAAAAAGTTTTAAACTATATGAAAGGATATGAATTGGGGATGCAAAACTTTGCAGAGCAATTAAGAACATGTAGGAGGTATGTAGATGGCGAGAATTAGAACTGTATCTCATGGTGAATACGAAGTTATACAATGTATATTAGATTCTATTAAAGTGGCAGAAAACTTAGCAGAATTAAAATATAATTTAGTACCTGCTAATGATGGTGTTGCAGAAAATAGATTTGATGCTTCAGTTAATTCAGTTGCTCAATTACTGAATAACATGGCGGTTAGAAGACTACATCGTTTACCCAAAAATCATCCAGCATACAAGGAGAAATGAATATGGTAAGAATTAGAAAAGTGGCTCTTGAGGAAATGAGAACTGTTCCTGAAATTAAAGATATGTTAGACCAAGCAGTTGAACAAAAACAACATTGGTATGATTTCTTTAAGAGTGGTCGTATGTCTGTTAAAAATAATGCTGAAGCCCTTCGTAATTATACTGCTTTGCGTGGTGTAGAAAAAACTTTACGATGGGTATTAAAAGAAATAGATGAGGAGCCTTTAAGATGAATCCCACATATGAAGAGGATTATGATTCTGAAAAACCCCCCGCTACTGTTGAAGAAGCATTACATAGATTAAAACAATCTATTGTTTGGGAGTTTATTGATTCCGGAATGTATCAGGAAATGCCCTGTTCTACATTTAATACTTGGAATGAAGCCGCTAAAAAAAGATATATAAAGGCCGCTGAGAACATAAAGCGTTTCTTTACTCAATCTACCCCTACAAAAAAGATAAAAAAGAGTAATGAAACAAAAGACGAAAGTATTAATAAACATGTGAAACCATTAAGAGAGTATCTAAGGGGTTAAAATGGACTGGGAAGATTTACAAAATGAAGCCGCATTTGAAGAAGGAAATATAGTTGATATGATTTCCAACGAAGGTATTCGCAAACTATCTGAAATAGTTAGAGTACATTGTTTTATTTGTGGTGAAACTTTTGTAGGCCCTAAAGACAAAGCCGGATTATTTATTAAAGGACATAAAGAATTTCATATATGGGAGATAGATTTACATGAAGTTTTGGGTGGAATATAGTTGTACACAGAAGGTCAAGTAGAAGGAATATTAATCTTTTCAGCAAGACCTACATTCAAAATTGCTAATAGCGAGGGACATAAATTTGGTTGGGTTCCCCGTTATTTCATAGCAATAAGAGTCACTGAAAAGTTTATAGAACCTATTAGACAATCGCTATCTTATTTAGATATAGAAAGTAGGCGTATGCGGGAAAAGTCCCGACATACTGACACTATATTTATAACAAAGCGTGGTTCTATTAGGAAAGTAATAGAAATGGTCCCCAGTAATGCAGTTACTAAAAGTGATAGTTGGGAAACATTTGAAAAACTAATGACGTTAGTTGAAGATAAAATACATTTAGAAGAAGACGGAAGATATGAATTTGAGGTGATATTAAATGAAGAGTAAAACAAACAAACCTAAGATATTTATTGGTAAATCAGGGTGTGGAAAAACCTTTAATGCTAAAGTAGAAATGGGTGCTAGAGAATATATTATTTGTCATGGTAATAATATACCAATTGACGATGTGTATTCTTTCCCAAAAGATATAGGTATTATTATAGAAGACTTACATGAAACTAAATTAGAAAAAGATAAGATATTAGATTTAATTATATCTGGGAGATATGTGGTATTAACATCTAATAATAAAAAAGATGTACCCAAGTCTATTATAAATTCTTGTCAGGTTAAATATCCCGGCAAGTATGATAGAAGGCAGGTTAAGATTAAACTAATGGCTAAAAATGCAGAAGAAGTATTATCTTATGATAGTGGTATATATGATATTTCATATCAATATCTTAAGGCTAAAAACAGGGGAGATTATTATAGGTTATTAGAATACAATAAACCCCCTCCTATGCAATTAATATCTTGGCTTAGTGCTTCGCTACCTAATAGTGAAAAGATAGCCTTTACCGCATCTGTAATGCACAGATGGCCTGTAAAATATTTGTATGCTTTAGTGGCATTTTCTCGTGACGGTAAATCGGGTAGGGTAATACCTCCTAAAAGAGCCACAAGTAATCCCCTAAACTACATATGTAAAAGGTTAGGTTTAAAAGACACGGAAGTATATCTTTTAAGACATTTATTAAAAGACGAAGAATACAGAATTTTTGCAAGAAAAAGATTAACAAAAGAAGAATGTAAAATAGTAGGTTTAAAAAAACCTACTAGGAAAAAAGAAAAAGTAAAAAAAATAATAAAATCATTGGAGGAATTTTAATGAATAAAAACAAAGGAATTTGTTTCAGTGTTTGGCTTGCAAATGTTGATAGAAAAAAATATTCTATTAACAAGTTAAGAAAATGTTGGGACTTAGATATGAGTATAAAAGAAGCGGAGGCCGCTATAAATGAAGAAAGAGTTTGAAAAAATGCACACAGTATTAGAAAGTATTAATAGACAACTCAAAGTGACAAATTACATCGCTATAACAGTTAGTGTCGTGAATGTAATAACCCTATTAGTTATATGGAGAATGATTTAGATGAAAGCAAATGGACAATACATTATATTAGAATGCGAAGAAGGAAGAACAGCGTCAGGTATTATACTTGATGCAACGAAGAATAAAGGAATGATTATTTCAAAGGGTGAAGAAACTTCCAACAGGTTAACTGTTGGTGAAGAAGTTTTATTCCAAAATGGTAACAACTTTACACACGAAGGTAAAGAATATATATCAGTACATGTAAGTAATATACTAGCAATATTGGGGTGATTAAATGCCTGATATAGTAAAAGAAATTATTTACGGTGATGAAGCAAGAGATAAATTATTAGAAGGTGTTGATGCAGTTGCTAATACTGTAAAGATAACATTGGGGCCTAAAGCCCGTACTGTTGTCCTACAAAGATATGGTAGGCCCCCTGTTATTGTTAATGACGGAGTAACTATTGCACAAGATATTACATTGAAAGATAACTTTGCTAACTTAGGTGCTGACCTATTAAAAGAAGTTTCAACAGTAGCACAACATAATGCTGGAGATGGAACTACAACTGCGGCAGTATTAGCGCAAGCATTAATTCATAATGGTATTGCTCATGTTAGAAATGAACCTCATTCTGCTGTACAAGTTAGAAATACTTTTGAAGATTGTTTAAGAAATACTTTAGACATGTTAGATAGCATGTCAACAGAAATAAAAGACTACCAAGATTTATTTTCTGTTGCTACTATTTCTGCAAACAATGATGCAGAAATGGGTAGACTAATTGCAGATGCTTTAGATACTATTGGGCCTAACAGTGTAATAAGTGTTGAAGAATCTAACACAGGACTTACAGAATTAAAATACATTGAAGGTATGGAAATACCAAGTGGGTTTGCTAATCCATTGTTAGGTAAAACAGTAGATAGAAGTAGATGGGAAAAAGAAAATTGTTTAGTGGCAATTACTAATGAGGAAATTAAATCCTTTAATGATCTAGTACCTGCTATTGAACTATCTCTTTCTGAAAAGAAACCCCTGCTTATCGTAGTTAAGGATATTAATTTATCAGCCGCTTCTAGTTTTGCTATTAACAGAATGAAGGGTAACTTCGATGCTATGCTTATCAAGGGAGAAGATAATAGTTTTTGGTTAGATGAAAAAATGCAAGACCTTGCAGTTTTAACAGGTGGTTTCTTTTTCAATAATCATATTGGTGATACGATTAAAAGTATTAGTACGGAAAACTTTGGACTATGTGATAATGTAAAGGTTAATGATATTCGTACTGCCTTTATTGGACCTCAAGGTGAAGCAGAACCTATTGAAGAAAGGATTAATTTGATTAATAAAACTATTGGCGATACTGATTCGGAATGGCATCAAGCAAAGCATAGGTCAAGGATTGGTAAACTAAGTGGTACAGCAGCAATAATTAGTATTGGTGCTAATTCAGAAGTTGAAATGAAAAATAAAATGGATAGAATTGACGATGCGTTAAATGCTACTAGGGCGGCAGTTGATGAAGGAATTATTGTAGGTGGTGGGGCATCACTATATACAATTTCCCAAACTATATCCTCACCTATGCAAGCACTATTTTATAATGCTTTGACCGCACCTATTAAACAAATACATTATAATTGTGGGGTTGAATTAATGTCGGATAAGATGGGTGGGGACTATACTTACGATGGTATAAATGATGAGTATGTAGATGGTTTAGAAGCCGGAATTATTGACCCCGTTAAAGTTACTAAAGCAGCATTAAGAAGTGCTGTATCTATTGCTGGTTATGTACTAACTGCTGAATGCTTAGTATGTTATGCTGGTGATGCAAATGAACAAGACTTGTAAAGATTGCAAGGGAACAGGAGTGGCGATTGAAATGACTTGCCCTAACTGTAAAGGTATTGGAGAGATTGAGAATGAATTGGACAGAGAAATACAGACCGCAAAAGATAGATGAAATTATAGGACAACATAAGTTTGTAGAAGATTGTAGGACTTGGATAGAAAAAGGTGACATGCCTAATCTATTAGTATATGGAATGCCGGGTTTAGGTAAAACTACCGTAGCCCATGTAATAGCAAACCATTTTTTAGGTGAAAATAAACCTACTAGTTTCTTAGAAATTAATGCTAGTCAAGACAGAAAATTAGATGTAATTAGGCAAACAGTTACTAAGTTTACTACTCATAAATCTATGGATAATTGTGATTTTAAAATCATACTTTTAGATGAGTTAGATGGAATGACAAAGGATGCACAAAGAGCATTGAAAAGGACTATGGAAAGGGCAACTAATGTAAGATTTATTATTACATGTAATGACCCATATGGTGTGGATTTACCTATCCGTAGTAGGTGTGCAAATTACTTCTTTCAACCTATTAATAATGACCTACAATCTTTAGCATTGAGAGATATTATTACTAAGGAAAACGGAGAATTTTCAGACGATGAAATAAATATATTATTAGAAATATGTGAAGGGGATATGCGTAGGGCAATTAATGAATTACAAGCATGTATTTATTCAGGTAAAGGCCCACAAAGTATTCACCAAGAACATATGTTACCGTATAATAACTGCGTACAAATGTTAGCAGAAGGAAAAGGTGGGTGGGCCTTAGACTTCTTACTAAAATTAGTATATAGTGGTCATACTGTAAAAGAAATTTGTGGAAAACTGCTACAATCTGTATTAGATAATGACGAAATATCTAATGCGAAAAGGTTTAAGTTAGTAGCAGTTATAGGTGAAAGTGAGTGGAGAGGGCGTAGTGTTACCCCTAAAGTATTGGTGTCATGGATGGTGGCCCAATTTGTAAAAGAATGAATGGAGATGAAAAAATGAATAAAAAAGTAAGTAAAGAACTAAAAAACCTTGCAGGTAGATTGAATATAGATGAAAAGGAAATGACAACCAAGTACAATGAAATTGCTACAACCAATGGAATTGACTTGGATGAAGATAGACAACAATTGATTTGTCTAACTCTAACCCGTAATTATGTTAGAGGGCGAATCAATGCTAATAAAAACACAGGAGGCAATTCTGGTTTTGGTAATAATGCTGTTGGTTTCTTCTTTGCAGTTGAACCTGCTCGTGATGTAATGGAATGGAAGCGTAGAGATGTTACAAATAAGTATCGCTCAGACTCTTCTCAAGCATTAACTGACGAAATAGTAGCCGAAGTTAGTTTGACTGATGGTAAGTATGAAAAGACCCAAGTAATTAAGGGAGAATGGAATACTAAAGAACTACCTCAACTACCTTCTTCTGCAATTGAAGTAGGTGATGATAAGTGGATTGTACCAATTGACCCTGTTAAATCTTGGGCTAGTGGTGATGTAAATAAGAGATACGGTAAGCCTTTGCCTACGGAAGAATGGAGACTTAGAGCGCACTTTATCGGTAGTAAAGAAGGTGAAGATTGGCAATATTGGTCTGTTCAACTAAAGGGAGATGCAGCAAATCAATTCAGTACAGAAAATTTCCGTTTGGTACATTTGTATGGTATCTTTAATGATGAAAGAACGGCTGTTTACGGTATTAAGAATAAGACTATTGCTAGTTTAACCTATAACGATCTACTAGATGAAGAAGATGAAAGGTTTTATTCTAACGATGTTGATATGGAAGATATGCTAGGTAGCAATATGTCTGAATATGTATCTGACTTGATGGAATTAGAATCATATCATGAGCAAATTAATACTGTTCAAGGGCTTCGATTAGTAGTTACTGACGGTATTGTATCTAGTATGAACCTTACAGTTAATGAAAAGACAGGAAACCGTGTAATGTGGGTTGAACCTGTTGATGCTAACTATGGATTTGAGGATGAAGATATTCCTGAATCAACTCCTGTATGGGTTCCTTCACATATTAATATTGACTTTGGTGTGGGTTCTGATGTTATTATCATTGGGCGTACTAACCAAACTCAAAGAAAAGATGCTGATGGAGTTCCAACAGGTGAATTAAATCCAGTTACAATTAATCTATATGGAGTATACGCTCGTATTGCTACGGGAGCAGTAGCAGAAGATGTTGTATTAGACAATGATGAGGACATTGAATTTTGGTGATATTTGAATAATTGCCCCTGTGTGTAAATGTTGGCGCATTAAATGACATTCAAATAGGTGCGAAGCCTATACTCTAAGGAGATAGAAAAATGGGAACAATTAGAATGAATAAATTAGTAATTGATATGGAAGAAGTCGAAAGCATAGAATGGGAAGTGGAAGAATATACTGAAGCCTATACAGTAAGATTCCATACGAAAAGCGGTAAGATGTATACCCGCAAGTTAGATAAAACTAACTTCAAAGAAACAATAGGTATATTTAAACAAAGAGATGATTGATATGGGAATAGGAAATAAGAAAGGAAACGCAAGTAAGTTAACAACGGTAGCCAAAGTAGAAGATGATAAAAATGCTTTTACTGCGGCTAAGGCTCGTGCTAGAAGTCAAAGAAAGAAACTTTTAGAACATCAGCACACTTGGCTTATTTGTGGGATTAGTGGAGACCCCGGAACTGGTAAAACAGGAACGGCATTAGATTGCAGAACAGAAGAAGAAAAAGAAACTCATTGGGTTTTTATTCTAGATTTTGATGAAGGTGCGGAACCAACTTGGAGACAACATTGGAGTGAAGATGAAAAAGTATTTATTTTTAATCCTCATGTTTATACTGATGACATGGAAGTAGATTATTTGAAAACTGCTGACATGGCAAGGTTCTTTATTGGTATGGTTAAGGAAGCAATTGATACACAAAAGATTGTATTTGAGGATGAAGAAGTTGAAGTGTTAAATGTAAAGGCACTAATCTTTGACGGACTAGATACTTGGTTAGATACTACAAATATGATTGCAAGGCAAAATCACATTAAGGGTGGTAATCCAAGACAGGCTGACAAAGTTAAAATGGTTCCTACACAATGGTTTGCAAGAACACAAGAATACCAAAGATTGTTTAAGGCCTCTTGTCAACTAGAATGTCATAAGTTTTTCATTACACATATGAAAGATACTTATGATGGATTTGATATTTCAGGTTCAAGACCTGATTGGGAAAAATCAACAACAGCAAAGTTGTTTCAACATATCCACACTTATAGAGAGGAAAGGGGAAACAACACAAAGTTATTTGCTAAGGTTCTAAAGTCTAAAACTAACTCTAAGAATGAAGGACAATCATTCCTTTTGTTTGAAAATAACAAGGGCGAAGTTAACTGGCATGGACTAGAAGGTTTCAAGGAAAACAATCTTTGAAGTAAAACACACAAACGATATTATGGAAGGTGTGGTAAGATTATGATAAATTATTTTATAGAGGGATAGAGATGAGAATTACAACAAACGGTAAAGAATTAAAAGAAGCGATAACAATATGCAGACTTAGAGGCAAATACAACGAAGGGGTTAGTAATGCGTTGTCTGTATTGTGTGATGATATAATGCTACAAGTTAAAGATGGAATGTTATATGTACAGAATGCAGATAACTATACTTACATTGTATACAGATTAGAATGTAGTGAATCCACTAATGGGGTTATTTCTATTAGTGGTAGTACACTAAATAAATATCTAACTGATACAGATGTAACATTAGAAAGTAATGATAGTTCGGTAGAATTAACACTAAATAATTCTATTGTAACTATACCTTTATTGGAAAGACACAGTAATTCAGGTGTAATTACTAGACTAAAAGAATATCTAATGGAGTTAGATAAACTTACTGCTAGTAAAATAATAAGAGCAGGTGGAGAAGTACAGGTTACACCTAAGTTATCTTTAAGTACCATACTTAAATTAGAATCTGAAGAGTTTGTGGAAGCAATGTCTTTAGCAGAAAATGTAGGCAATTGTATTTATAAGTTAGATTGGTCTTTTGACAACGATACCTTTTTAATTTCTTCTGATAGAGGTAATGAAAAGGTAGTAACAGAAATAGAACCAATTTCAACTACTGGTGGTAATGCAACAGTGGAAATATCATTACCAATAGGTAATATAGCAAAGACAGAAGATGTACTAATAGTAGCATTTAATGATGATGTACCTGTAGTATTTATTAATGAAAAGATAACGGTCTTAAGAGGACCAAGGGATAGATGATTAAAATGAACATGATAGAATATATGAATTTAATAATTCAAAAGATAGAAGAAAAGACGGAAGCAGAAGGCTACGAAAGTGAGCAACAATTTCTTGATATGATACAAGAAAACCCTAAAGCAGAAATAGGTTATCTAATGGGTCAAAGAAGTATTATTGGTTTGATTGCCCAAATTGCCCCAATGCTATTAGAAGTAGGATTAGGGGAGGAAGAATAATGCCGTGGTATGATTTAAGTAGTAATCTAGCGTGGTTAGGACACTATCTTCGAGATGAAAAGGGCTACGATTTTACAGATGTTCTATATATGATAGAAAAGCCCTACAAGTATAATGAGGAATGGAGTGAATATTTAGATTGGCGGGACAGTGAAGAAGAATGAAAGTATATTGTTGGGATTGCGGAGACATAGTAGCATTAGGGAATGGTATTTGTGAACATTGTGAGGCCCCCCTGTTGGAGACAGATGAAGCAATTAAGTTTACAACAGAAATAGAAATAACCGCAATAATAGAACATTGGGGTTCAGATAAAAAATATATTATTGAGCAACTAGGATGGTTGCTTCAAGAACAAACGAGAGAAAACCTTGAGAATATCGAGATTAAGATTAAAGGTGAAGAGAATGATAATAGATCACATAGAGAATAGCGTATATTTAAGATACAGAGATGAAAATAATGAAAGGGTAGAAGATGTAGTTAGAGACTACAAGCCTTACTTTTATATTAAGTCGTGGGATTGGGAAACAGAATTTAAACAAGTACCTGCTAAGTATATTCATTATACTAATAAATGGAAAAAGACTAACAAGTATAGATTAGACTTTGAAGAAGGTAAGTGGGTTAATCTACAAAAACAACCTTTAGTTAAAGTATACTATGGCACACCTAAAAATAGATGGCCTGTTATGGAATACTTAGAAAGGCAGGGCTTAGAAATATTTCAAGGCGATGTAGATATTAAAAGAATATATACAGTAGATAGGATGAGCGAAATTAAAAAGTACAATTTACGCAAATGGCATTTGGATATTGAAACACAAGTCGGTGGGGAATATGATAAGTGTGTAACAGTTATTAGTTTGTACGATAACTATACAGACCAACATACTGTAATGACTTGGTTCCCAAATCCTGTAAGAGATTACACGCCTAAAGATTGGATAGAAGTATATCACGATGAAAAAGAATTACTTTGTGCTTTAATTAGTAAAATGGATAAGCAAGACCCCGATATGATTATTGGTTGGTATGTACTTGGGTTTGATATACCCCACATAATTAAAAGAATGTGTGAGTTAAATATTAATCCAAATCTTATGTCTCCCTTGAATGAAGTTAAAAGGGTATCTACTATATACAATGCAGATAACAAACCTGCTGGATGGAAATTAAATGTAGATAAGTTTTACAATAGTGACCAGCCAATTAAAGGTAGACTTACATTCTGTTTAATGGACCGCTTTGAAAGACTATGGACTGATTCTCAAATGGGTACTTTACCTAGTTTAAAGTTAGATGATTGTGCTAAACTTGTTTTAGAAGGTGATGGTAAAGTTGTATCTTCTAAGTTTGAAGATGTTGAGTTTTACGAAAGGTCTTGGCTTGAAGATACAGATGTATATCTTGAGTATGCATATGTTGATGTAGAGTTAACAAAAAGAATAGATGAAAAGATGAACATAAGTGAGAATAGTCTTGCACTACAACAACTAATGATTTGTCCTTTTGAATGTACTTATCACAATAGTCAAATGGGTGGTATCTACTTTATGCGTAATGCTGGTTGGATTCCCCCAACAGGTAAAAAAGGTAGCAAAGAAAAGTTTGAAGCGGCTTTCGTAATTAATCCTAAGCATGAAAAGACTAATGGGTTGTATGAAAATATTGCTGTATTTGATTTTAAATCTTTGTACCCCTCAATGATGGCGGCTAATAATATATCGTGGGAAACTAAAAGAGATGTAGGTTATCCCGTTTGGTATGATATGCCTAAGACATTAAAAGAGTTTGAGGGTGAACCTGATATATATTATCAAACAGATTCATATGGATTATTACCAAAAGCAGTTATGGACATGATGGAATTGCGTGATAAATATAAGGCTAAGAGAAAAGCGGCTAAAACAGATGAAGAATACCGTAAGTGGGATTCAGCACAAATGGCTACTAAAAGAGCAGTTAACGCTTTTTATGGTATTCTTGCTAAAGATGGTTACGCATGGGGAGACATGGAAATGGCTAAATCTATTACCGCTTCTGCTCGTTTTGCTATGAGGTGTGTAGCATTTAAAGCACAAGAAATGGGGTACAAAGTTATTTACGGACATACAGATTCTATATTTGTACAAGTTAAAGATGTAGATGATGCAAAGAATCTTAAACATGTTCTTGATATGTATATTAGTACTGAAGTATTCCGTAAGCCTGTAGAGTTAGAATTTGAAAAGTTTGCCTCAAAGTTTTTCCTTGCGGCTAAAAAGAATAGATATTGTGGTTGGTTATCTTGGAAAGATGGAGAGTATTTAGATGAGGAAAAGTTTATGGTAATGGGTTTTGAAATGAAAAAGAGTAATGAAACTAAATTAGCAAAGATTTTCCAAGAAACTTTGCTTAAAATGGTGTCTAAAGGTAAAACACACAAGGAAATCATTGAATATTGTAACAAAACATATGCAAAAGTGATAAAAGGTGAAGTAAACATCAAAGAAATAACTAAAAGGTCAAGATTACGAAGGAAATTGGAAGATTATGATATGATTGCTGGTGGAACTGCTGGTATTGTCTACTATAATCAACAAAAAGTAGGAGAAGTTAAGATAGAAAAGGGAGATAGTTATTATTTCTTTAAAATGGATAACAATAATTTAAATGAAAGGGCGTATTTAATAAACGGAGTAAGTAAAAGTGCAGAATACATAGCATTTAGAAAGTTTATTGAAGTGGAAAACAAATTTAACCCTGATTGGAGGTTTATTGCAGAAGCAGAAGTGATTAAAAAATCATCTCTAATTCTAGAAAGCATGGGCTGGTCAATTAAAGAATACAAAAGAGATGTTAATCAAACGACATTAGATGGTTGGTGGTAATATGGGACATAAAGAAGGGACTTATATTAAGTCTATGAAAAAATTACAAGATGCAATGAAAAAGAAAGACGAAGAAAAACAAAAAATCCGTGATACATTCATGGAAGTTGTAAAGAAAGAAAGACAATTTTGGGAGAAAGAAGGTTTCTGCCGTATATGTCTTGAAGAAGGTAAAACTGAATGGCATCATATTATAAGTCAAAATAGATGCAAAGAAATAGGTAAAGAATATTTAGTACATAGTAGAACTAATGTTGTAGAAGTTTGTCGAGCATGTCACGATGAAACTACTGCTTCTTTGCGTAGAAAACATATAGATAACACAGGTGGTAATAAATCTGTAAAGAATCCTATGGGACCAGTTACTATAAGACAAACAGACTATATTAAAAAGTTAGGAGGAATTGATAGAATAACTCCTGAAATGACTCGTGGTGAAGCGTCTACCCTAATTGATGTATTAAAAGCAGAAGGTGAAAAACAATGAGAGATTTTACATACCAATGGAACCCCGAAGATACAGATGGACCAATATTAAAGATAACAAAATCATCTTTAGGTACATTTGGATTTTGTCAAGCGTCTTATAAATATTCGTATGACCCATTTAGTGAGGGGAAAATAGCACAAACAACTAGCGAAGCAATGTTAAGAGGTACAATTGTACACAATGCTCAAGAAGAGTTTTGGAAAATGGTTGATACTGAAACATCTATGAAGTATATTGATGATGCTAACTCACTAGTTAAGTATTATAGAGGTTTATATCCACAATCTAATTGTGATATTACCCAAGATATTTATCGTTCAATGAGTGCTTGGTCTGCTGAAAGATTTTTAGAGTGTGTAGAAGAGGGAGCGATTAATAATTTCGTACCAGCAGGTAACGAAATAATGTTAGATGCTACTTTTAGTCTTGATATGTTGGATGGTACTGATGTAAGAATACATTTACAAGGTATTATTGATAGAGTATTTTTAGACAAAGGTGGATATATACCACTTGAATTAAAAACGGGACCGTGGAAAGATACTAAAAAAACTAACATGCGTAAAGAAATGGCTTTCTATCAATTGTTATTTGAAGAATCAACTGTTGAAACTTTAGAAAAAGTTGGGCTAGACCCTGAAATTGGTCTAACACATTGGGGTTGGTTTTTCCCTGCTAGTAATTATTTATATGTAGAAGAAGTAAAGTCAAGGTCAATGACTTCAGTTTATAATGCTATGCGTAAATTAGTTACAGCATATAGAAATGCAGATTTTAAATTTGAATTTTTCTATAAGAAGTGTATTCATTGTGGGCACTATGACCATTGTGAAGCAGCAGGTGGTGGTGAAAATTATGATTGGTTCTAAAATTAGAAATAAAATAATAAATCATAAATGGTCGTTTAAAGCACTAATGAATATGGATGATGCTATCCGTGTTTTAATTGATGATATGGACATAAGTTCTAATGAAATGGTTTCTTACTTAGGTGTAGAATGGGAAGAAAAAATTAAAGGTGCTTTCCAATCACAAGTAATACCTGAAATGAAAGCGTATCTCATAGATATTCTTGATGATGCTTCAGTTAATTTACCTAAAGAAATACCATCTACAAGTTTAATACAAGAGGAAATAAAACCTGCACCTAAAACTGATAAGTTAAGTAAGTTAAAAAACGAAATAAGAAACAATACTAAGCAGGTGTAAGCATGGTAAAGGTTAGATGTAAATTACAAGGTTGTAAAGCACAGTTAACTAACCCTGACAATGTGTATTGTTCTGAACATAAATATAAGAGAGATGAGAAAGATGATGTATTTTCCGAGAGAAATGTGGGCAGGTAGTCCGATTAGTAATGCAGTACAATTACGAAGAGTAGTTGTAAATACTGCTGAAGAATATAAAAGATTTGTTAAATCATACAATGGTAAAATGAATGTGTATACTTCAGTATATGACTATGAAGATTTTACTGATAACCGAGGCATAGAATATACTGTAATTATTGACAAATTGTTTTTAGACTTTGATGCTCATGGTGATGAACCATTATGGAAAGCATTTGAAGATTTTAAAACTGTTCGTAGGTGGTTAGTAAGTAAAGGTCTTAAACATACAATGGCTTTCAGCGGTAGGGGTTTTTACATATTTGTATCGGGGGAAAGAACATTTGATATACGAAAGGTTAAGGCTGGCTTTGACCTTATACACGATGTTATAGGTAAATCTCCCCGGCTTGATAAGTTAGTTATTAACCCTGCTAGACTAAGAAGAGTACAAAATACATATCATATGGGTGCAAAAAAGTTTTCTGTTAATTTAGTAGAAGAAGATTTAGATAAAAAGTTAGATCATATAATTGAATTATCTAAACGTCCTCGTAAAATTACACCTGTTTATTATGGTAAAAGTTTAATGAAGTGGCCCAATGTAGAAACAATGCGTAGAACACAAATAGAAATACAAAATGTAGAAAGTCCAGGTGTGTTACCTATCCTGCCTTGCCTTAAAACTGCTGTAATGGTACAAAACCCTTTACACAGGTCAAGACATTTACTAGTTCAATGGTATAATGAAATACTATCTGAGTTAACTGTCATTGAAAAAGACTTACAATGTACACCAAGAGATATTTCTGGTGATGCATTGGATGACATTACATCAATTGTATGTAAAGAAATAGACACCATTGCTTCTAACGATGAAGTATGGTTAGACTATAACGAATCAACTACAAGAAAGGCTGTAAATTATGTGGTTAAAAAAAGATATATGGCCCCGTCTTGTCATACTTTGATTAACGAAGGTATGTGTGTGGGTAAATGTTGGAGATACCCTAGTGAAATGGAGGAATAAAAATGGGAAGAAAAACAGGAGCATTAATTGAAAATAATAATTTAAGAAAGGTTGTATACAGTTATATAAAAAACAAAGATGAATTTTATTTATCTGAAGAAATGGTAAAGGATATATTTAAAGAGTATCAACTAGAAGTACTTTCTAGGCCGATGCATTCTAAAATGAAGGCTGGACATATTAATAAATTCAAAAACATAGAACATCGTGGAGAAGTATACATTAGAAAACAAATATCTAAAATAATAAATTATACTAAAATCTTTAGTTGTAAAAGAAATAGAAATGGAGGTGCTTCTTACTATGAGCGAATTATTAATTGATAGTCGTGAAGATTCAGTACTCAGTGAAACAGTTGAACATTTAGCAAATATAGTTAATATTAAATGTAAAAAACAATTTTTAGAGATAGGTGATTATGTTATCAACGATATTTGCATTGAGGCTAAATCAGCCGCAGACTTCTTAGCATCAGTTAGAAATAAAAGAATATTTAATCAGATAGATAATATGGATAGAGAATATGAAAGAAACTTTGTAATAATATATGGAACTTTAGACGAAGCAGTTTCATATTTAAACCACACACAATACAATAACAGACAATGGAAATCAAAATTAAAGAAAATGTTTATAGGTGCTATCAGTAGTATTGCATTAAATACAGACATTAAACCTATATGGGTTACAAATGTTAATACTGCGGCTCATTTTATAGTAAGTTGTCATGCACACCATGATAAAGAATTAGTTTTACACAAAATGTTACCTAAGAAAATCCGTACAGACGATGTACGAATAGATATTCTTTGTAGTATTAAAGGTATTACTTTAGAAAAGGCTCAAACTTTGTTAGAAGAATTTGGTTCAATAGCCGAAATTTCCTTACAAAATCCTTTAGAGGTTATGAAAATTAAAGGCTTGGGTAAAGTTACAGCAAACAATATTATTAAAGCGTTAAACGCAGAACAAGAGGTGAAATATTAATGGCAGAAGATTTAGAAGTTGATGCATGGGAATTGTACGATGCAATAGAAACTTTAAAAACAGATGAGATAGAAGAGTTAAAAATAAATAAAGTAGATATGCCTAAGTGTGTACAGAGGTGGAAAGAGGTAGTAGGACAGTTTTCATTACATAATGACTATCCGGCTACCATGTCTTACTATGTAACGCTTGGTCAAATTGTAAAAGATGTAGTTAGAATACCTGTTGGTAGGCTATCATTAGACCCTCGAATACAATTTTGTTGGATTCAAACAGCAAGAAGTGGAAAAACAACTATGTTTGATTTCCTTTCTCCTGTATGGGATAAAACTTTTGAGTTAGTTAATCAACACCCAACTACTTTGAAAAAACCTAAAGGCCCTTTGTATGGAGTAAATGAATTTAATTTACAAAATCCGGATGCTTTTACAGACCAAGCGTTGTTAGGTACAATAAAGAAAAACCAAATTAATCCTGATTGGATTAGAGGTGAAGATAACTTAGATGTAAATGATGATTTAATACCAGAGTTTATAGATGTTACAGTTAATGGGGCTTTATTTGGTTCGGGTATTATTGCCTTTGACGAGTTTGAACATTCGGGTATTTTCAAAGATACACAACATAAACAAGACACCGTAATGATGTTTCAAAAGTTTATGAATCGTTTAGATTCAGATACACATTTAATTAAAAAGCGTCTTACTGATTGGGGTATTGATTTAGTAGTAGACTCTCAAAGAAGTCTTTGGGCAACTACACTACCCCCACAAGGTCTTGAAAATGTTATACTAACAAAGGGAGTATTTCAGCGTATGTGGCTTTATGTTCGTGAAGTACCTGAATCTCTTAAGCGTAAAATGGAAGAAGATTACTTAGATTTAATGGGTACAATTGTAGAAGATGATGATGGAGCAGAAAAGTTTCAAGATGAGTTTGCTGAAATGTTATACACTAATTATAAGTGGTGTTTAAAAAGATTAGCAAAGGTTGGAGATAGAAGAAAAATTGTAGAGTTTACTCCTGATGCAAAGCAAAGGTTAAAGATTATATGGCGTGGAATGCGTAAATATATGGATGGGTTCCCCGACCATATTCACCATGCTCTTAATACATTCTTAATGAATATTATTAATAACATGTGTGTATCTGCTGCTTTATCCGCTATATCAGAACAAAGTCCTAAGATTTTACCAAGACATATTGAACAAGGGAGACAACTTACTGACAATAGTTTTGATTCAATCACAACTTGGTTTAGTGATAGATTGGCTAAGTCTCCTAGAAGACTAGTAGAAAAGAATAGAGAAAAGATTGTAATTACTTCTTACAAGGAATGTCCACTATCTAATGGGTGGACTTCTAAAACAAATGTTATTAGTACTTATATGAAAAAGACTCAAAAAAGCAGGAATACATTTTATAGATTATGGCATGATGTAGAACATATGTTTGAAACAAAAAGGTCTGATAATAATAAAGTATTAATTAAACTTAAGGTGGAAAAAAATGAAAGCAAAAATAAAAAAGATTAGAAGTGAATTAAATGAATTTCCTAAAGAGGAACTTGTAGATTTAACCATAAAGTTTTTAAACGATAATCAGGTATCATTACTTGCAGAAATACTTTATGGTGGGTTTGACCTCAATCTATTAATAGATAGTGATATAACCCTACAAGAATTAATGAAAAGCAAAGGTGGATTAGATGAGTAATGTATTATCAATAGATATAGAAACAGGGAATACTGCGGCAGATATTGGTGGGTGGAATAATACTCACATGTGGAAAGTAACATGTGTTACTACATGGGATGGAAATAAAGGTATTGTTTATATGGATAATGATTTAGAAATGAAAGAAGATATTGAAGTTAAAAGTTTAAGAGATCTTAAATATGATTTGGATGACCACTTTCAAAAGGGTGGTAAATTACTAGGTCATAATATTATTGCTTTTGACCTACCAGCACTTAGGGATTCAATGGATATTTATATTACTAGAAAGTATTTAGAAGATAAGGAAAACAGGTGTATAGATACTAGTGCATTGGTAATGAAAGAAAGTGGCAAGCGCATACATTTAGATAATTTGGTTAAGTGTACTTTGGGACAAGGTAAATCCGCTAATGGTTTGCAAGCGGTAGATTGGTGGCATGAAGGTAAGCATACAGAAATAGCAAAGTATTGCTTAGTAGATTCACAATTAACATATGACCTTTGGAAGTATGGTTGTGACAATGGTAATGTAGATTATTTTGATGAAGATAATAATCTTATGAATAAGTTAGACATAAATTGGTAATTGAGTATTGAGTGTTAAGAAATTGGGTCGGGGTCTTTTTAGGCTTCGACCCTTTTTTTTACGTTTTTTAGGACTTATGAGCCAAACCTAATTTTTTTCCTTATTTTGGTAATGTACTTTTCGATGACAATTTGCACATAGAACTTGACATTTATTTATTTCTTTTATAATGTCATTCTTTCCATAGCCTTTAGCAACCATAACTGAAACTGCTTTTTCTTTATTAGCATTAGTGTGATGAAATTCTAAACAGGCATAATGGGTTTCTCCACAAGTTTCACAAGATTGTTTCATTTTATATTCTTTAAACCATTTGCGTATTTCTTGCTTGCCCATTTAACCACCGTTTTTTCTTTTCCTCCATTCTTTTTTAATCCAATTTAAAGCCGAGTGTCCAAAAACAAAAGCAAGAAAGTAAAATGTTAATTCTATTATTACTGCTGCTATTAACAATTCCCCTTCCATACATTGCTCGTAGTCACCTAATGATGAACATATTTCTGCCATATAATCAATAGTTAATATAAGGACATATTATTTAACTATATACTATGGGGGTATCACATAAAGTTAATACCAGTTAGCACAGTTACTAATACAGTCATAGCAGTAATGCCTACTTTTTTAATTAGTTGAATGTCTTTTTCTATATGATTAAGATGATTACTTTCTATAATAGAAACTCGATAATCAATATTACTAACATTAGACACAAGCCAATTAATCTTTCCTTCCATATCTCGGTTTAATACTTCATCTAAATCTTCCATTTAATCACCTCAAGGTAATGCTTCTGCGTTAAGTGTAGCCGCATGATTCACTATTACTGTATCTGTACCATCTGAAACTGTGCATCTTAAATTGTAAACAACAGTATCAATATGTCCTGCACTAGTAGGAGTTGCACCTAGAATTGCTAGTGAATTATATTGTGCGGCATTTGTTGTTCCTGCTGCGGCTACGGAAAATACATTTGAATCATCCCTTATTTCTTGATTAGTCC